GCCAGCATCAAGAAGGAGAAGAACTTCTTCGAGACAAGAGTTACCGACTACCAATCAGGTGGTGCATTGAAGTTTGATGACGGCCCTACTGGGCTTGATGACTTATTAAATTGGAAATGAGTACTTAGATGAATAAAGAGAGTGCATTGGAGATTTGTAAATGGGAAAGGATAAAACCCCTTATATGGCAAACAGGTTGCGATCATCAGATAGGGACACCAGAGGAGTGGCTCCCTGACAAGGGGATGTTATGCCTATGTGACCGGCTGATAGAGGTGGTGAATGACCCCCGAAAAAAAAGTTAAAGATACCGCGGTCAAGATCCTTAAAGAACTTAAAGCATATCACTTTTTCCCAGCCACCCATGGCTACGGCAGATCCGGGGTACCGGACATCGTATGCTGTTATAATGGACTCTTCCTCGCCATTGAGTGTAAGGCAGGTAAAGGCAAGACCACGGCCCTTCAAGACCGTGAGATACAAAGGATCAAAGATGCGCACGGCGTAGCCCTCATAGTGAATGAGGAAAATGTCGATGACTTACAGCGTCTGATTCGTAATGAGCTAGTCAAAATAAGGATAGACGAATGGACATGATTACGGTGGATTTTGAGTCTTTCTATGACAAGGACTACAGCCTATCCAAGATGACCACCGAAGCCTATGTGAATGACAAGCGGTTTGAAGTGATCGGGGTGGGCATTAAGGTCAATGATGAGGAGACCAAGACCTACTCAGGATCTAGGATGTACATAGCCGGGGTCTTGGCCGGATATAACTGGAAAGAGCGCGCGGTGCTAGCGCACAATACCTTATTCGATGGCTCGATCCTTGCGCTACGATTTAACATTAAGCCAAAGCTTTGGCTGGACACCCTGTCTATGGCCCGCGCCGTACATGGTACGGAAGTAGGGGGATCTCTTAAGGCATTAGCTGAATACTATGGAGTAGGAGAGAAAGGCTCAGAGGTGATGAATGCTTTAGGTAAACGGCGTATGCAGTTTAGAGCGCCAGAGCTTGAAGCCTACATGTTGTATTGCAAGAACGATGTGGACCTGACCTACGAGATATTTAAGCGGATGGCACCTGCCTTTAATAAGGGAGAGATTAAATTAATTGACCTTACTTTAAGGATGCATACAGAGCCAAAGCTTCTGCTAGATGATGCTGTTCTCTCAAGCCATTTATACATGGTACGAAAGAAGAAAGAAGAGTTGATGGCGCAGATTGCCTCCGATAAGAAAGAGTTGATGTCGAACCCTAAGTTTGCTGCGGCGCTTATAACGCTAGGCGTTAAACCTCCATTGAAGATCTCTTCCCGTACAGGTAAGGAAGCCTACGCCTTTGCCAAGTCCGATGAGGCAATGAAGGAACTTTTGGAACACGAGAACCCGGAAGTACAGGCATTGGTTGCCGCCCGTTTAGGAGTGAAGTCTACGTTGGAAGAGACTCGGACTCAGCGGTTTATTGATATGGCGGATCGGTGTGGCAAGCTACCTGTCCCTCTTAAGTATTATGGGGCTATGACCGGACGATGGGCCGCATCGGATAAGACCAACCTTCAGAACCTGCCGCGCGGTTCAGCGATTAAAGAAGCTATCGTTGCACCGGAGGGGTGGAAGATTGTCGGCGCGGACTTAAGCAACATTGAGCTTAGGGTAGGGCTGTACTTTTCGGGTCAACTCGATAAATTAGAACTCCTTGCTACCGGTACCGATCTCTATAAAGACTTTGCATCTAGTGTGTTTAATGTAGCCTATGACGAAGTGGATGATGACCAACGCTTTATTGGTAAAACTTCGCAGCTGAGTCTTATCTATGGGACGGGTCCAGCAAAGCTACGTGCGGCTATCAAATCCTTATCCGGCAAAGACATTGGGGAAGATGTAGCAAAACGTATCGTTGATATCTACCGGTCGGAATATAGCTGGGTCAAGAACGCATGGTATGAGGGTGAGGCCGCACTGCGCGCTATGAAAGATAATAAGGCATTTACCTTCGGCGAAGTGCTTCCCATGCATGTGGTGGGCAGTGCAGGGATTAAGCTCCCTTCAGGACTATTCCTTAAATATCCTGCGCTTAAGCAGGTAGATGATGCGGGTAAGAAAAGCTGGGTCTATTCCCAACGTAAAGAGATAGTAAGAATACATGGGCCGAAGTGCTTCCAGAACACCATCCAAGCGCTGGCTCGATGTGTGATGGGGGAGTCTATGGTGAGGATAGCCAAGAAGTTACCGGTAGTCCTTACGATTCATGACGCTGTCTACTGCATGGTGCCTGATCAGCTTGTTGAGAAAGCCGCTAAGTTTATTGTAGAAGAATTGAAGCGTCCACCCGAGTGGGCTTTAGGGTTACCTCTCGATGCAGAAGTCGGAGCAGGGCAAACCCTTGCATTCAAGATGGCAAAGTTGGAGAAGTTTAAAGTATAATAGACCTTTCCATCTTTAGAGATGTGTTATGAGCAGGACGCCCGGACCATGGAGCTATAGCTCCCTCAAATTATTTGAGCAGTGCCCTCGGAGATATCAAGCCGAGAAGGTTACAAAGGAAGTACCGTTTACCCAGAACGAGTCAGCCCTTTATGGTGAGCAATTACATAAAGCCGCAGAAGAGTACATCCGTGATGGGGTACCTATTGACCCAAGGTTTAGTTTTATTCAGCCGTATCTGGATAAGCTTAACAGCATTGAAGGGACTAAATTTTGTGAACTAAAGTTAGGAGTCAAACGTGTCGATGGTAGACTGGTGGCCTGTGATTTTTTCGATCCTGAAGTTTGGTTTCGCGGCGTTGCTGATCTGGTCATTGTTAACGGAGACAGAGCATTTATAACTGACTACAAAAGTGGTAAGAATGCTAAGTACGCGGACATTCGTCAGCTAGCATTGATGGCAGCGGCCTTGTTTTTGAAGTATCCTGAGATTAAGAAGATCAAAACTTCTTTGCTGTTTGTGGTGTCTAAAGAGTTCATCAAAGAAAACTTCAGCAAAGACTACGGGTTGTCGATCTTTTCCGAGCTAAATGGGTTACTATCTGCAAGAGACGCGGCATACGAGTCGGATGTATGGAATCCAAGACCTAATGGCCTTTGCCGGAAATGGTGTCCGGTGACAAGTTGCCCGCATTGCGGAGGATAAGATGCCAGTTAGTCCTAAAGACCGTGATTACAAACACGAAGCTAAACTCAAGAAGCTACGTCCGGGCGCGCATGAAGCTGAGATGGAACGGCAACGCGCACGTAGAGCGCTGGACAAGAAGGGGGTAGACCGCACCGGTAAAGATGTGGCCCATGTTAAAGCACTTGCCAGAGGCGGCAGCAATGCAGATGGTGTAAAATTAAGCAGCCCAAAGAAGAACAGGACGTTTGCTCGACTATCGAGTGGGAAGCCAAAGAACAAATATGATACTTAAGACAAGAGCAATAAAAGATATGGCCCGTGAATGCGAGTTGCCAGATCATGTTGTGGACCAATACTTTGAAGCGCTGACTCAGTTTGTCTGGCGTGTCGCTAAGAAGGAAAGGACAATTTGCCGGAACAAAATTCGTGGCTGGCAATTTAGTGATGACATCGGTAAGCCACCGATCCTTGAAGTGCTACGAGACGAAGAAGAATACGACCTACTCTAATTGTTGATGGACTTCGTGCCCCCTAAGGGCATTGTAAAAAGGAGAAGATATGGAAATTGTACAAGACCGCGCGGTCTTAGTTAAAACGCGCAAACCACATTTAATTACGGAAGTCCTGCCGGACAGCCACGTAGTTCAACAAGTGCCCCTCCCATATGGGGAGGTTGGCAGTACGGTAGCTGTGAAGTGGACACTACGTAACACAAAGATTTTACATAACTTAGGGTTTAAGAAAGTCCCATGCCCCATTGGCAAACGCTATAACTGGCCGGGTATGTTCAAGCCCTTTGCCCATCAGGTAGAAACAGCAGGGTTCTTGTCATTGAATCCGCGGTGCTTCTGTTTGAATGATATGGGCACCGGTAAAACGATGTCGGTGATCTGGGCTTCAGACTATCTGATGAAACTTGGGGTCATTAAGCGAGTGCTGATCGTAGCCCCCCTATCGATATTAGATACGGCATGGCGGGCTGACCTCTTCAAGACAGCTATGCACCGAAGGGTAGACATTGCCCATGGTAGCGCGGCTAAGCGCAAAGCAATCATTGCTTCGGAGGCAGAATACGTCATCATCAACTATGACGGGATTGAGATTGTCCATAAAGAAATTATGGAAGGGGGCTTTGACCTGATCGTATGCGATGAAGCGTCCGCCCTAAAAAATCATCAGACCAAGCGTTGGAAATTGATGAACCAGCTAGTCCGTCCCGAAACGTGGCTGTGGCTTATGACTGGTACGCCAGCGGCGCAGTCTCCTGATGAAGCCTATGGGTTAGCTAAAATTGTGAACCCGACTTCGGTACCTAAATTCTATGGCTCGTTTAGGGATAAGGTGCTGGTCAAGATTACACAATTTAAGTACGTGCCACGACCAGAAGCCCAAGAGATCGTACATAAAGCCTTGCAACCCGCTATCAGGTTTACCAAAGAGGAATGCCTTGACCTGCCGGAGATGACTTATGTAGATCGAGAGGTGCCGTTGACGGCACAACAGCAAAAGTATTATGACAAGCTTAGACAACAACTTTTAATCGAGGCCGCAGGTGAAGAAGTATCTGCAATAAATGCCGCGGTAGAAATGAACAAACTTCTTCAGATCAGTTCGGGGGCGGTGTATTCCGATACTGGGGAAGTCGTAGAGTTTGACTGCGCTAACCGGCTAAATGAACTTGTCGATATCATCAACCAGAGTAGCCACAAGACTTTAGTCTTTGCCAATTTTACCCATAGCATTGATGTTATCCAAAGACATCTGACCAAACAGGGGATTAGCAATGATGCTATTTATGGAGACGTTAAGCTAAGCAAAAGATCTCAAATTATTGATGACTTCCAGAAGACCAACAACCTTCAAGTGCTGGTCATTCAACCACAAGCGGCTTCGCATGGGATCACCTTACACGCGGCCAACACGGTCGTATGGTTCAGCCCTATCCCCAGCTTAGAGTACTACCTTCAAGCCAACGCACGAGTGCATCGAGCAGGGCAAAAGAATCCATGCACTGTGGTGCATTTGATGGGGTCAGGTGTAGAGAAACAATTGTACCGGCGACTGCAGAACAAAAAAGGAGATCAAGAAAGTTTGTTGGCAATGTACAAAAAAGTTATTGGAATGTCTTGACGATCTGAATTATTGGCTTACAATCACAACTACCTCGCCAATGTGGTGAGAGAACCGGAGAATGAGATGACTGACGTAAAAGCTGAGAAGCTAATTAATATCTATCGGAAGATGAGCGCTCGTTTAAGCGAGTTGGAGCAAGAGCAAGACACCATCAAAGCCCAGCGCAAGATAGTAGCAGACCATATGCTAGAGCTGCTAAAAGAGACCGGGGCTGAAAGTATGCGCACGGCTACAGGTACTATTTATCGTACCGTTCGCCCACGGTACACCACCACAGATTGGGACTCGATGTACAAATTTATTGTTGAGAATGACGCATTTCATTTGATGCAGCAACGTGTACACGACACCAACATGAAAAAGTTTCTTGAAGAGAATCCTGAGGTATTGCCTCCGGGTCTTAACTGTTTGAGTGCATACACCATTAGTGTACGCAAGTCTCGTTAGTAGAAATATTTGACGAGGAAAATGTCCCGGCCTATGATGGTCACCCTGCCGAGGACAGCCCGCGGGGCACCGCGAGTGAAGAATGGGGGTTTGACCCTGCCGACAAGTTCGGCGCGCCATAAATTTAAACCGTAACGAGGACCTACTCATGTCAAATGACATCGCATTATTTCGTGACAAAAACGCTACCCTTCCTCTCCACTTAACTCGTGGCGTCGATGATCTCACCAAGTCTCTGATGGGAGGTGGGGGAAATACCGGCAAGCGCATCTCTATCATGGGCGGCGTATGGCGCATGATTGTAGGGGGTGAAGAACTGGCTAAGATCGAAGATCGTAGCATCGATGTAGTCATCGTAAGCGCAGCCGCTAAAAATAGTCGTAGCTTTTATGAAGGAGCCTACTCTGAAGAAAGTAAGGGCAAGCTTCCAGATTGCTGGTCTAATGACGGGGTCAAGCCAGATGCAAAGGCTAATTCGCCACAGCACAACTCTTGCGTTGGGTGTCCACAGAATGTAGCAGGGTCTGGTCAGGGCACTTCCCGTGCTTGCCGGTTCAGTCGTCGCCTTGCAGTGGTCATGGCAAATGATATTCATAATAGCGAAGTGTACCAATTGGTCCTACCCGCGCAGTCTATCTTTGGCAAAGTAGATGGAGGCAAAATGCCTTTGGAAGCTTATGCCAACTTCATTGGCGGCAATGGCCTCTCTATTAGCTCTATCGTGACGGAGCTTAAGTTTGATACTGCATCGGCTACGCCTAAGATTATTTTCCGTGCGGTCCGTCCATTATCTGAAGAAGAAATGGAGGTTGTCATTGAAAAGGGTCAAAGCCAAGATGCCACCCAAGCCATTACATTTAACCCTGTGCAGTCCGATAAGGCCAAACCTGCACCGGTAGCAATCGCCGCCCCCCAAGTTGTGGAAGAGGTACCTGTATTCCGTGATGCTCCGGCTCCTAAGGCCCAGTCTAAGAAAGAAGTTGAGGTTGCAGAAGAGCCAGTAGTACGGGCTAAGCCTAAGGCTGAACCGGCCAAAGACCTTGAAGATGTGCTTAGTGCATGGGGTGACGACGAATAATTTTTAGCCTGTTGTGGGGGCGTATCCCGCCCCCAACTTTTTGAGGAGACTAAAGTGCACAGGCGAGAATTTTTTCAACAATTATTTGGTGAAGAGCCCCATGGGTATATTAATATCCGTGGCATATTTTATAAGACGAATAAAGTTTGGAGTCGTTTCACGACGACCTATGAAGAAGCCGACGAGTTTATCGCTGCGTTTCAAGAGGAAGGGCGGGAAGTTTATTTTGCCGCTGGCGCCTTTAAAGATAATTCCAAGGGTACCGCTACTAATGTGTTGTACCACAGGTCCTTTTATGTGGACATTGATTGTGGGGACAGTAAGCCCTATGCCAATAAGAAAGCCGGGATAGCTGCGCTCGTATCTTTTTGCGAAGCCACGGGGCTTCCTTTGCCTACGATGCTAGATTCGGGTAACGGTGTTCATTGCTATTGGATGCTGGATAAAGAAGTGCCTT